TGTTTGATTGTCGTGTTGCGTTCTTGTGCTCTTCGCTAATTGATTTATTCAGCTCGGCACGGCGAATAGCATATTCTTTTTTTCTTTCTGGGTTCTCCTCCCAGGTTTTCTTTAATGCGACTTTTTGTTTTTCAGATAGTCGTCTACCTTTACCAGCTTTGCTTATATTTTCTTTCCAAGATTCTATTTCTTTCTCAGTCATTTTATGGTAACAAGGCTTGCCATACATATTATTATTTTTGCCTGTGTGTTTACCTATATTTGCCTGTCTTAATTTTTCTCTCGTTTCTTCAGAAACTTTACTTCTTGGTAATCTTCCATCTAATATTTGTTGTTTTGTGTAATTACTTAATAGTTTTTTTAACTTAACTGCTTTTTCATATCCATAAAGTTCCTCAAATGTTTTCCCTTTATTGTGGGGGGTTCTACCAAACATTGGGTTATTTTCACCACGATAATTGTCATCGAGCCATTTTTCATAATCATCTATGGTCATTTTAGCAGCTATGTAATTGTCTCCTGTTAGAATTTTGCTTATAACTATTCTAGTTTCATCAGCAGTTGCTAATGGTGGTATAAATTTGACACCTGATACTGCTTTATTGAAGTATTTTTTAGTAACCCCGTCGTCTAATACTTCGCGAAGGACGTTGTGTGTGATTTGGTATTCAACCTCCGCATAATGCAATGACCCTTTTGAATTATGTAATGATAATATCTCAAATTTATAATTATCTTTGCCTTTTTCTGTTATTTGCAAATTTAAGTGGATTGATGACCCAGTATAAATCTTCCAATTAGATTCGGTTATTACTGTTTTTCTATTTTTTCTATCTTTTACAATTTTTCTATTAGTGTTAAAAAATTGTTTTTTTCCGATATATTCCCTGCCAGTATCGAGTTCAGTAATTTTATAAATAAATCCAACCCAATCTTGTGGGTCAAATTCAACATTAAATACCCAGTGTCCATAAACCATTACAACCTCCAATATACTATTTTCGTAGTAAATGTATTTATCTCTGGAAGCTATAATGGTGGTATTTTTTAGTTAGTTAGTTACCTTTAGTTTTTGATTTGCTACTCATCGCGATACTTATCATCCAAGGCATCTTGTAATGCTTGTTTTTGATAAGCTTTGCGTTCTTTCTTAGTAGTAGACTTATATGACCTATCAGCTAATGACTTGTCACTAATTTTCTTCTTCCATTCTAAAATAAATTTCCTTCGTTGAACTCCCAACAGGTGTATTTCATTTAACCAATATCTAACATCGACGGCTGATTGTTTAGTACCAGTTTGCATCCATGTTAAATTAGCCAAATAATACTGATTGAACGCTTTCATTAATTCATCATGCGTTGTATCATCTGTTGGTATCTGTTCTAACTGCCAGGTATAAATTCTAGGAGAGTATTTCTGTTTAGGTTCTACTTTCTTTACCATAGCGCGTATTATACACAAAAAAATAGGGCTTGTCAAGCCCTATTTTAATTATTTTTAACTAATTTCTAAATCATTACTATATTCAGTGAATCCATTTTCTTTTATGACTTTTAGGACATTGTTTACACGCCCGATAAGTTCGTCCTTGTGACTAATTAGAAATATATTCTTACTACGTTCTCTAGCCATCTTCTTCAAAACCCCCAGCGCACTTTCAATACCACTTGCATCTAATCCATTGTCAATAAGTTCATCAACGAATAGTAAATTGACACTTTGATATAAACTTTCCCATACATCTCTAAATGCCCATGACAATCCTAAAATTAGTCTGTTTCTCTCGCCTCTGGAAAGATTATCAAAATCTAAATCTTGTCCCAGTTGCGTGATCTCCACCGATAGGTCATTTTGAAATATAACAGTGTGGGGTAATCCCATTTTATCCAAGTAATATGTCAATCGATTATTCAAATAGGCTAAGTTCTGGTCAATGATCTTCTTACGAATAAAAGAATCTTTGTTGGTTAGCAGTTTCAACAGAAATTCTTGATGATCCTTCAATGATGTATAATCATTCAAAGTATCCCAATTAATTTCCTGCATGGCAGTATTGGTCAAATCATCAATCTGTTCCTGATAGGGATCAGTTTCATCCGCCTTGACAGCCAATTGTGATTCCAATGTTTGAAAATTATTTTGATGTTTCAATGCTTCTTCAACGGTATCGTAATAAGTTTCTGGACGTTTATCAATTACCTTGATGTCACTTAACTCTTCACATATTTTGGTATAATCATTTAAAACTTTATCAAAGTATTTCTGTGCTTCAATTAAATGTTGAGATGCGGTATTAAACAGTTCGGTATGCTTATGATCATGTAATTCTTGTTCACAAGCATGACATTTCTTGTCTTGTAACGCTTCGATTTCTTTAACGTACTTGTCTCTGGTTTTTGTAGCCTGAACTGTAGCAGATTCTAATGTTGCTTTTTCTTTTTTAATACTTGCTAACGTTGCCTGTTGCTCTACATATTCTTTTAATTGAGTATGATTGATGATTTCTTGCTCTATATCGACACTTTCCAACTCAACTATCGCTCTGGCAATCTTTATAAGAGTATCCTCATGTTGACTATGCCATGTTTGTTGTCTGGTAATTAATGTATTGATACTTTGTTGAATCTTCTCATTAGATTTTTTAGCTGCTTCTATATCGGCAGTCTCTTGAATGATTAAATCTTTGGTTTGCTTGACTTGTTCTTTAAGAGTTTCTGCTTTTTCACTCAATAGGGTAATGCCCAGCAACTGTTCGATGATACCTCGTTGATCATTAGCTCGCATTGACAGAAATGGTTCCGTATAGGTGTTTAATGCAACAATATGTTTGAACATATCATGACCCATTCCTAATAATTCATGAATATCTTTCTGGGTTTCTCTCATGTCGCCTTGAGCATCATCTGTTTCACTCGAACTTTTGACTTCGTTGTTGACATAAAATTTCATTACAGATGGTCGCCGTCCTCTTTCTATGCGATAATTAATCCCATTTTTAGAAAATGACAGTGTGACTAACATATTCTTTCCATTAATCTTATTAATAAGATTATCTTTCTTGATATTAGTCAACGCCACGCCATAAAGGGCATAACTTAACGCATTCACGATTGTGGTCTTGCCAGTTCCATTGCGGCTTCCACTATCATCTCCGCCTTGGTCTATATTTTCACCTAGTACGAGTGTTAAATTTTCTTTATTGAAATTCACGGCTTGGGTTTGCATGCCCACGCTCATGAAGTTCTTTACTGTTAAATCTTGAATTTCAATCATAAGCTACTGTATATTGATAATAAAACGTTTTTGTTATAAGTCTCTGATTCGATACTTACGATTTGGCTAGATACAATTTGATCAATTGATTCGAATGCTTGTACATCCACCTCTACACCAATCTCGATAGATTTCTTTTCAGCAATAAGTGTTAATTCTCGAATACCATAATCTTTCGTAAACTTCTCTTTCATAAAACCAGCTTCGCCGAATTCAATCTCACAATCGATTACTACTCTCAAATGCTGTTTTGGTTTCATCAATGTGTCTTTTTCATCAAGTAGACGACTTAACTTAAGTGTTCTAAAAGTTGGCTGATTTGGCCATGTAAAATAGTTTGGTTGACCATCCCATTCTAATATCATCATACCGCGTTCATCATCCCACGCATCCGCGTAGTTGTGAGGAAACGCATTGCCGATATAGTGCATATTACCACGGGTTTGACGTTTATGAAAGTGTCCACTAAAACCCATTTCATAATTTTGAAAATTGTCTAGTTGAAGTTCACCATGATCTGGCATCTGTACCATTGCGTTCATGAAAAAATTAGGAAGTTCAAAATGACCAAATATATATTTGCCACCTTTCTTACCAACTTGTTTCCATTCATCTGCAACCAACCAAGGACACATCGTCACATTTCCAATAGTCATTGGATGATGAACGATTGTAATTCCCGGTATGTATTTTCCAAACTCGGCCGAATGGATGTCACGTTTGTCTTTAAAATACAAATCGTGATTTCCTGGAAAGAAGAAAAATTGTTCAAATGAATTTCCTAATTTTTCTAAAATTCTAAGAGAATAATCCATGGTAATTACATTTAATGTATTACGATTATGATGGAAATCTCCCATAAATATTCCAGTTTCACATCCATTTTCCTTAGCTGTTTCTATATACCAATCTATGAATTCTTCACAGTCTTGGTTATGGATAGCACTATTCGACTTCAACCCTAGGTGTAGGTCGGTAAACACAGCTACTTTTTTAAATAAGTTCATTCTCTTCCTTGAATTAATATTGATTATTCGTGATCTTCATTGAAGCGTCGTTCCCCTGCTTCAAACTCGCCTTGCCCAGTACGGGTAAATGA